GTCCTTTCTAACGTGGATAAGGGAGCTATAATTAAAGCTTTATTAAGTTCCCCTAGGTCGCGTAGGTAGTCGTATGCCCATAAAGAGGCTAATGACTTACCAGTGCCTAATTCGCTTAAATTGAACGCTCTCTTGTTTACGGTTAGGAACGCCGCCGCGTCTCGCTGTGCTTCAAATGGTGTGAGTTGCCCCGGCCAGTCGTAGTGATACCTTATGGGTGCAGGAGCGGCGTACCCTAAGTTCCGTAATACTTTTGTTTCGTCCAGCCTGTGAGGTACTGCTGTAAACAGCTCACCTTTAATTCTTATCTGCTTGGCTGTCGGTATAACATTTAAAACCCTTTCAGGTTCTTTAAGTTTTAGTAGTAGAGCCTTTTTCTTTTCCCAAACTATCATCTTTAACGATACCCTCAATTAACTTATCTAAATAGTGTCGTGCTTTTCGTAAGTCTACGATGCCATTCTTTACTTTATAGCGGCTAACATACTTAATGATGTTGCCTTCTAGATAACCGAGGTTGTTTGAAACTATATAGTCCCAAGGCTGAATCTCAGTCTGGTAGTGACTACCGCTGACTTGCCTATCATTCGCACTCATTTACTTTCTTCCTTTTGTGTACATACTAGGGTGCTTTTTTCTCCACCCTCTGTTTGTTTTTCTGCTTACTATTCTAGTGTTGGAGTTTTTTGAACTGCCGCCTTTGGCTAATGGCACTCTATGGTCAACGTCTTTACCATCCCCCTTTGTAACTACTCCTTTAGCCAATGCACGTTGTCTTGCTTTGTTTTGCATGACACGTTTTTTCTGAACACTTGGTATTTTATTATAAGCCGCTTTAGTTCGTAGCGCTTTAGCTGATGTTTTTGGCATTAATAGCCTCCTGAACTTGTTCAACATTATCCACAACAATAGCAACTCCTTCAGCATGGTTAATACTTGCTATCTCTCTATCTTGGTTAGCCGTTGTATGTTTTATCCTACCCGGGGCTTTAACCTCAAACGCCATAAAACGGCCTTTGTAGCATACAAGTATATCTGGACAACCCGCCCGACCCATACCATTAGATACAGGCATATAGTACCATGCTTTAACCCCTATTAAATATTCCTTAATTTTCTTTTTTACTTTACCCTCTGGTGTCATAGCCATAACTTATATCCCCCAAAACTCGCAATTACTTTTTCCTACAGGGCAGTAATTTTTACACAACCCCGATGGTTTGGGCGGCCATTTATCCTCAGTGAATGCGAGCTCTAGCCGATTTATTCTAGGCAAAAACTCGTTCCATATATCTGAGATTTTATCTCTAGTGTAAATTTCCTTATCAAACTTATGTTCTTTAAGCCAAATAAACCCACATATTATGGTATCCACCCACGGGTAATGAATAAACGCAAGCGCCGCAAATAGCATTAACTGATCTGATCCCGGCTTACGTTTACCGGTTTTCCAATCTAAAAGATATGCCTTTTTAGAGCCTACTATCCCGATGTCAATAATACCACGACACCAAACATTCTTAGCATTCCATGTAGTTTTCCTAAAATTACTATCTATAGCCATGCGTTCTTCGACAACGCGCTTACCGTCATATGAGCGTATCTTATCTACGTATTTGGCATATTTTTGTAGGTCTGCTGGTAGCTTAACTTTTTTATTTGCGTAATGCTCTAAATGATGGTGCACTCTGTTACCCCATAGAGACGCCTCGTGTTGTTGCTCTGTTACATCTTTAGTTACTCTTGTTAAGTGATACCGACGGGGGCACGTTTCAAATGCGGTTAACGCTGAATGGCTCCAAGGTTTATATTGGGTTATCATATTTTCTTTAACGCTAGTAGGTACATTGGGTCAGCGTAAAACGGACGGTTCGCTACAATAAATTCTTCAAGTGCATTAAGTTTCTTAGTCCTCATCCTAGGTTTACTTTTCTCTTTTCTTTTCTTGTATCTAAAAGATTTGTAAGCTTTATTTAAGTTTCCTTTCTTTGCAAAAACAACTTCAGGATGCGCAGAAGATTTAAGTCTTACAGTAGCTGCGCCTTTACCCAACCCTGTCTTCTTCATAACGTCATGGTAATCAGCAAATTGACCGTCGCTTAGTTTGTGTTTTTTAGGTTTAGCTGGCATATAAAATAGGTGTGTATGTTTTAATAAAAATGGTGTCTACGGTTTTTAGTAACCTTTAGGGTTGGGATGTTTAAGCTATATCCTATAGGTAACAATAATAAGCCTTTAAGGACTTTCACCATTGCCCTCTGAACGCGGAGAAAGGAGAATAACTCTGCGTTCATATTTTTACTTAGCATCGCCATACGTATCGGCTATGCCACCTTCGCTCCAAGTAAGTAGTTCGGGCCACCAAACTGGTGGTGTCCTCATTATCGCTTGGACTACATCTAACGTCTCCTGTGCTTTATTCTTATGTACGACATAGACAAGCTCGTCGTGTACCATTAAGGCAGGTACCAACCCTGTAACCTGTTGTACACTTAATGCGTTGTCAGCTACTACGCACCTGGCGAGGTGTTGGACGATGTTTTCATCTATTTTACCTGCGTAAATACGTGCCTTATTACGCCCTTCCCCATATACAAACTCAAGTTTACCATTATCTTCGTTGCGTTCTGTTCTAAGATTAGGATATCTTATTACCCCTTTTGGTGTTTGTAGTCCTTCGGGAATAGGATAAATCATGCCCCACGGGTCAATCGCAGGAGCAGTCGCTCCGCGTATAATCACTTGTAATGAGTCGTGACATGTTCTCCAGCCGATAGTAATTTCAGCGTATTCCCTCCGCCACATATCAACGATATCTTTAGATTCGTCCAAGTCGATGTCTACTCCGCCCATAAATTTAGCCACTTGCTGGAATGTTTTAGCCCCTGCACCAAACCCTAGCCCCAAATGGGCAACCTTACCCACCTGTCTTTGCTCTTTAGTGACCGCTGCTGGGTCTATTTCATACAATGAACTGGCGAAGTCCTTATACAGGTCTGCGTTCTCTCTGTCGTTTTCGAACATTTCCATACTGGATGGAACTTGCCATAAGAAGTGGTTAACTCTTAATTCAATACCCGAGAGGTCAGCCACTACAACTTTATAGCCTTCAGGTGCTATTAGCGAATTACGCAGAGCGTCGGACGGTTTAGGGTACGCATGATTAATGCGAGGTAAATTCTGAGGGTTATACGCCCACCCCGACCACCTGCCTGTGGTGTCAGCCCCGTAATATTTGAGAGGTATAGGAACTTTTTTGTCTGGATGCGCTTCCGACGCTGATAAAAAAGCTTTAATCCGCGTTTGTAGTATTGTGCTCTTGGCTTCTAGCCTTGCGCTAGTTGCTGTTGCAACAAGAGGGTTTTCGTGTTCTTGTAACGCAATAAATCCTTCGTCCGTCTTAGCCAAAGCAGGGATTTCTTTCCCTGTTCGCGGTGAAATTTTTAAAGGCACTTCTACCCCAAGCGTCTCTAAAAACTTAGCGAACTTTGGCGCCGATGAAAGTAACTTTAATACTTCAACGACAGCTTCGTCGTCGTCCATACCTACTTCATACACGCCCATTGTTTTAGCCGCTTCTACCAACAACGCTTTCTTACGTATGGTTTCTTCGACCAAGGTAGTGCGTAATAATGAGTCGTCGCACGCGAATTGAGGTTCAACTAACATGCGAATAGTCATATCAATCAGCTTAATTTCGTTCTTTTTTGTTTGTGGTATTAACCGTAGCAACAACCCGTAGCACTGGTCTACGTCGGTTTTATTATAATCCCCTAAATCCTTAACTTCTTGCTCAGTAAAGTCGCATAGATGCCTACCTTTAGTTTGAAGTAACGCTGTGTTATCTTTAACGCCAAGCCCATAGTGACTTACCAGTTTAAATAGAGACAACCCAACATCTTTAGCATGAATAGGTCTTGCCATAGCAAGAGTACACCCCCATAGCTTGGGCTTAATATTTAATCGCCACGATAAAATCATGGCGTCAAACCCCGATAAATTATGCCCTACAACCCAGTAGTCCCCCCAAATAATATCGGCACAAAATTTTTTAATATTATCCTCACCAAAGATTACATCTGTTTTTTCATCATTAAATTTGAACGCAAGACTGATAATTTCTGTCT